TGGGTTAGAGGCGGTATAGTGACCTGTGCTTCCCATTTAGCACCACCAAAATCATGCACTTGTTGAGCATAACTAAATGGCGACTCTGAGAATGCAACAGATTTGCGGAAGCTTAAATCAAACTTAGCTATACCGACTGATGGAAAGGTAAGCGGATAAGATAATGACATTCTATGCTCCTAGTAGGGCTTTACTGTAGCTACCGCCTCTAGCCCTAGCATCTGCCACTGCTGACTTGGTCGCCTCTTGTATCTGTGGCATTAGGTTCGATATTTCTGCCCTAACAGTTTGCTGTACGCCTGTGCTTACATTGATGGTCTGATTAACTACTACACCACTGCCGCCACCTAATTCGTTATTAGGTATTATAGAGCCTGACTGGTTAGGAACAAACAACTCTTGCCCTCGCTCACCTACCATGTATGGCTGACCTGCCTGTACAGAACCGCCAATAGCTTTTGGGCCTGCAGTTTCACTTGCAGGAATACCAAGTTTAGCCCCAACAACTTCCATTAGTGGCTTTGTGATGTGATATTGAATCATCATCTTAATTAAGCTATTTATAACGCTCTTAGCCATATCTTTCATAGCATCACTAAAGCTCTTAGCACCAGTGATAGCATCGGTAAAGCCGTTAGTTACGCCATCGCTTAATTGTTTTGCAACTCCCATCATGCCATCTTCTAGGGTTGGCATTTGATTAGCTACTGTAGAAATAGCATCGCCAAACTGACCAAATAAAGTGCTAGTTGTGCCAGTTGTATTATTCAGGTCTTTTCCAGTAGTAGATGTAAAATCTAGATTATGTGCAAACTCATTTAGCTTAGCGCCTATGTCTGCAATTTTATCTGATAGATCAGTGCTAAAAATTCTTTCTAAAGGCTTATCTGTAAACTCCTGATATATATGTCCAATGCCATTACCAAAAGCCTCTAACGCTCTTACGCCCTCTGACAAACTAACCAAGAACGTAGCAAAAGACTCAACAAAGTTAACAATAGTTTCTTGTGCAAACTTTTCTATTGATCCGCCAGTGCCTTCAATAGCTTCTTTTAACGCGCCAAGTATATTAGTAGATAATCTCTCAATGACTGGTGCAAGTGCCGCTACGATCTGGTCTTTGATGCCTCTGAACAAGGTAAACAATCTAGTCAGCGCATCATTGGCTTTTTGTACATTATCAGCCGCTAGTTTTGACATTACGACGCCAAGAGTTTCAGCTTCGGCAAACATAGCATTAAGACCATCTTTACCTAGCGCAAGGGTGTTTACTAATGCCGCACCCTCAGAGTCAAATAGCTTAAATGCTAGTGCTAGTTTCTCAGCTTCTGGTCTAGCCTCAGAGAACGCATCAGATAGGGCAAGCATTCTTTCGCTTAATGGCATATTAACTAACGCTTTAGCATCTAAGCCTAGTTCTTTTAGTGCCGCCTTTGCTTCACCTGTACCTTTTGCCGCTTCCGCAGTACGTCTAGTAAAACGCTGTAAAGCCATATCCATTGTGGTCGCAGATACGCCAGTTAAGTCAGCCGCATATCTCAGCTTACTTAATTCCTCTGTCGTTGTACCAATCTTGGATGCGGTTTTAGCTAGAGCATCTGTAGTTTGAATAGACTGCCTAATTAACAGACCTAAACCAACAGCACCAACAACACCTGCTAGAGCAGTTTTCATGCTAAATATAGCACTACCTACAGCCTTTATACCTCTTGCGGCAGATGCAAATGCGCCCTTAGTTTTATCAAGGGCTTTGATGGTAATGTTTAAGTTCTGGTTAGCCATTAGAATCCTTTAGTATCTGGTAGTATGCCATCCACTCATTGAACTCAGTAACGCTTATCTGCTCTACTTCTTCAATGGTCATATGTAGCCGATCAGCCAAAGATATAAGATTCATTCTCTGGTGATCGGTTTTTAGTTTTTTGCTAGATCTTCCTCTGACTCTATCTCAGCAAACATCTGGTTAGCAATCTCTGATATAACATCAGTTTGCTCTCCCATCAGTTCAATCTTATCGTCAGCCGCAGTAAACAACTTCTCACCACTTTGATCTTCAGCTTTCATAATAATCAGATCAACCATAGCGGCAATCGTAGTATTAGTTAAGAAGTTAGGGTGCTTCTTCTGTAGCACGTTAAGATCATAACAGGTAATAGGTCTGCTATATAACTTAAATGCGCCAGAATCGTCACCCCACTCAGGAACAACTACTTCACGTACCTTAACTTCTCGTCGCTTGCGTAACTCTTTTGCTAATCCCATGATTTATAACTCCCCTAAGTTATGCTGTTGCTTCGGTTACTGCACCTGATACTTGGATTGAGAAACTAGCTTCAACCATACCATCGAAAGATGTGGTAATTGATTTGCTAGTAACAATGCCCTCACCTGAATAGTATTTCTCACCAGCTCCAGTGCCAGTGGGATAGATTTCAAAGTCAATAACATTTCTACCGTCTAGTTCTAGTTGCTGTGGATCTGAATCATCCCAGTAGCATTCAATGCTTACTGTAGAGCTTTCTAGACCTGCAAGATAAGTACGAGCAGAATCGCCCATAACGCTATCTTCAATAGTGTCTGCTGATGTTTCAATGCTAAATGTACGGACTTCACCAACAACTGCAACGGCACCTGAATCATCCGCGTCTCTGATTTTTACTACTCCGCTTGAACCTGTTTTTGTAGCCATTTGTATTACCTCGTAAAGTTAAAGTGTACCGCGTTGATACTGATACAGTACGCGGAGAGTTATTATGACCCCACCAATGGGATCAATAGAACCTTCATCTGTCTCAATGCTTACTATTTGCGTATCCAGTGCATGACCGCCACGCGTTCTATCTACATCAAGAGCTTCTTCTACAGCCTCTATGATATTATTTCTAGCAGTATCTACAATCTGCCCTTTAACATAACATATAAGCTGATAATTAATCGTTGCCATTCTTTGCGACATTGAGCCGCCAACTGTACTATCCTCTCTATCCTCGTCAGAGCTTCTTACCAATACAGCAGGAAACTGTGCGTTAGATAGCTTATCAAAATCAAATGGCTCTCTGGTCGCATATTTTACCGCTACAGGCGTTTTAACTGCCTTAATGGTATCAACCAAGTTTGAAGCTATATCTTCTCTTATGCTCATAGAATCGCCTTAAAGAATACGTTAGCAAGTTGCTTCTCTTCTTTTCTGTTAAAACCAAAAAACGGTCTAGTCTTATTGTTCATAGCCGCCTTTTTAGATTCTTCTGCTCTAGTGAAAAAGATTGTGGCCTTCTTTCTATCTGCCTTACTTGTCATAGAGCCTAGCATTCGCCCAGTAAACTGTAGATCAACATTAGAGCCTCTACCTTTACCACGCCTAAATGCGTTGTACTTCTCTGAGTATGGCTTAAACGCCCCACCCTTGTAACCAATTCCTGCATCCGTTCTATCTTCTATTATATTAATACCTGCCAAAGCCGTACGCGATAACGCGCGCTTCATGCCTTTATCAATATCTTTCCCTTTCTTCTTTAATGCCGCTTCTACTTTCTTAGCATTAGAAGTAACTTTTACCTGCATTATCTACTCAGTCTACCAGTGTGAACAGGCTTTTTCTCTGCCTGTGTGAGACTGCCATCATTGTCAGCATCGTATTCAACACCATCTCTTAGTATGGCTTCTAGTTCTTCGCCATAACGAGACTTGTAGAAAGTGATCATGCTTTGGTATCTATCGCCATCAACCCAGTTAGTAAGTTGTGGTAAAGCGTACTTCCATAATACTAAGTAGGCCGCGCATCTGGTGAACTGTGACGTAGTCAGGTAATCAGTATTGATATCACCTGTTAACCCTTTCCTGTCCCACCAGTTAATGCGTAGTTCTCGTACAATGTCGCTTTGAGCCTTTGTATGCTCTCCACTGAATGACGTAATACCTAATTCTAAAATATCAGGCACTAATGAAATCAAATCTGAGTCTGTACTAAATGCCATTACCATTTCACCTTATCTGCCCAATAAGCCGCTGACATCTTGCCTTTGGCTATGTTCTTAGCGTGTCGCGCTTTAAACGCCTTACGCTTTGCTTTATCTGCCGCTGATTCGTTTTTTCTAGGTGGCTTGTTATCTGCCCCCTGCTGACCGAATCTTATCAGTTTAACCTTATCTCCATCTTTAGCTAATACGGCGTGAGACTTAGTCTTATGACCAGATGTCCGCTTTGGCTTGTTATAGCCGTTGAACCTTTCGCCTCTATATGTAATCGCCATATTAACCTCAGAAAAAGAATAGCCCCCACCGAAGTAGGGGCATTCACACTTAGATAGATGACTCTAGGTGTAGTTCAACACCATAGGCATCGTCTAACGTATCAACACCATATACAGCAGTGGCGTTCAACTCGTTAGCGCGCAGAGATGCATCACGCTGTACTTCAAGGTTGAAGTCGCGCTTCAATGCAATCGCAAGTGCTTCTGGAGCAAATACTGCGCCTTTAGAAGCATCACCTGCAACAGCAACATTTCTGCTTTCATAAACATTAACGCCAGCTATTGTGCCTACATAACCTGTACGCATAGCTTCGTTCTGAATGTCGCCACCATTAGGGTCAGCAAATGTGCTAGTTAGGTTAGCTTTCATATTGTAAGCCGCTAATGGATTTACAACACAAGCAAGCTGTCCAATCGCACCAGCGTTACGGAGTTTAGCAACAGCCTCAAAAATGTGAGCCGCAGTAAATTCAGTAGTAGCACCGCCAACAGATGTAGTAAAGTCATCAAACAAACCAATCAAGTCTTTGTCAATCTTAGTAGCGATAGCGTTACCAAGAACAGTACCTAACTCATCAGCAGGGTTGCCAGCACCCATAGCCGCTAGGTCAGTAAGAACAACCTGTGCGCCTACTTCGCCAACAGTTACAGATACAGATGTAGTGCTAACAGCAGTTGAACCCATGTCAGTTCCCTCAGTTAAGTCAGCCGCCGCGATTGCAGGGTACTTAGGAACTTGGATTGTTTTACCAGCTACGTTGCCGATATTGTACTGAGTTACAAGACCTAACATTAGGGATTGTTCTTCAGCAGTGAAACGAGCCTGTGCAATAATATTTGCAAACAGATCGTCTAAAGTTGTACTAGTTGTTTCATTAGCCATGATAATAACCTCAATAAATAGAAAGAATAAAAAATATAATTAGGTCTTTCTCTTCGTAGCGGCATAGGCTTCTTTGCC